CCAGGCTGCCCCGGCCTGAGAAGCGGACTGCCAGGGATATCGTGCCCCGGGCTTTGCCCTGCACAGCCTCGTTGAAGCGCTCCCGGATATCCACCGGGACGGCCACACCCGCCAGCGCCCCCAGGGCTTCGGCAAAGCGCGTCTCCACCGCCACCGCTTTGTCCTCCCGGTTGACGGAGTAGCGGGTCAGGCTGTAGCGTTTGTCGCTGTACATAGCTAGTTGACCCCCACCTCAATGGCCCCCTCGGCGATGGTGGGCATGTACCCCCGTTTCAGCTCCACCGGCTCGGTGAGCGCCTTGAGGAACACCGGCTCGCCGGAGGTTTGGGCGGAGTACAGCGCGGACCACGTCCAGGTCCCCCAGTTGGTGGAAGGGCGGGAGAATGCCGCCGCCGCGGAATTGCGGATGAGCACCTGTCCGGAGGGCTGCTCCGCCGGGGCCCCGAAGGTGATAGGCACCCGCTGGTAGTTCTCACCGGACAGCTCGGCCCCAGAGGACTCCGGCGAGCCGTTCCACAGGGAGAAGTAGGGCGTGATCCCCTGAAGGGACTGACCCCGCAGCAGGTTGAGCACCTTTGCTTTCCACGCCTTGGACAGGTCGCCGGTGAGGTAGAACAGCACATCCCCGGCCAAAAACACCGGAGGCTCTTTGGCCCCGATCACCAGGGGCTCGGTGAGCTCGCCGCGGGCCAGCATATTGCCGCCGGACAGGGAATCCTGCAAACCCACATGGGTAACGGTGCCCACCGCCGCCTCGGGGGTGGGAAAGGTTATCTGCTCCAGGTTTTGGATGCCCAGACCACCGTTGGAGTCCGCCGGGGCGGAGAAGGCGATCTCCATGCGCTTGTAGCCGGTGTAGCTCACCTCGACGCCCGCCGTCCCGCTCTCGCCGGGGTCGTTGAGGTAGAGGGCAAGCCAGCATTTCGCCGGGGCGGCAAAGGTGACGCCCCGCAGGGCGTTGAGGACGCCGTTTTCTAAATAGTCACATGCGTACATAAAAGCTACACGCTCCTTTTGATGGCGGTGATGGTGACGGTCTGGACGTCGGCGCCGGAGAGGTTGCGCAGGACGATGACGCAGGGCGCCTCCGCCGTGCCCCTGTACTCCACCCGGTTCTCCCCCGAGCGGATGGGCTGGGTCACCGTCCGGCCAAAGGCGAAGGGTTCGCAGATAAAGGACAGGCTGAACTCCCGCATCGCTTCATCGAAATAGTCGATGATCTCGGCTGGGTCATACAGCTCCCCAATGTAAAATTTATCCGGCTCATCCCATAGCCGCAGCCTGGATTTTCGGGACAGCGCCCCGGCGATCTCCCGCAGTTGGGCGCGGGAGATTTTTCGTTCCAGAACGCACTCAATGCGCACTGTGTGTTCATCCCAGCACTGCGCCCCGAAATCATACATCCCGCTGCGCATGGGGATCTGAGTTTTCCTGGGGCGTTTGGCCGGGGTCAGGACATCGTGCTTGACCACCCGGATACTCCAGTCGGTTACGCTGTTGTACGGCCCAAAGGAAAAAGAATCATAGGGCATATTCATGTCGGCACAGCTCCCCTCCGTCTCAGCTCCCGGGCCGTCTCAGCGCCCAGTTCGTGGCCCAGGTTCCGGGCTTTCTCACTGTTCTCCGGCGTGCCGCCCTCCACATACACGTTGACCACCATGCCCCCATTAGGGGGCGGCTCCGGGCGATCCGTGCCGTTGGTTTTGGCGGTGATGCCTACGGATATGTTGGCCGTTTCCGCCTCCACAGCGGCTCGTACCCGGTCGGTCAGCCCCGCTAACTGTTTAGAAACGGCCCGCTCCGTTTTAGGAATCTCCTGCTCTACGCCCGCAGCGATGCCTTGAGGCAGGTAGGGGCCAACCTCCTTGGCCATCACCCGGGAGGGGCTGTTGATACCCAGAGCGCTCTTGGCCTTGTCCACCAGGCTTCCGGCAAAATCGGCAACGGCGTTGATTGCAGCTGCAGCGCCGTTCTTAATACCGTTGATGATACCGGAAACAATGTTTTTCCCGATATCCAGCATCTTGCCGGGCACACCTTTGATCGCGTCCATGATACCTGAGGCAATACCGCTCATCGCGTTTTTTGCGGTACTGGCCAGATTTCTCATGGCATTTGCCAGCCCGGTGATACCGTTCCGACCCAGCTCCGCCAGTTTCTGGGGCAGGGATTTGATAGCGTTGACCACTGCGTCAAGGACATTCTTACCCGCCGTTTTGACCGCAGGGACGATCTTCAGGATGCCGTCCTTGATGGCGGCGATGGCCTTCTTGCCCAGATTCAGCCAGTTGAACGCGGCCCAGGCGTCTACGATGGCCTGGATGATCTTCGGGATATTTGCCACCAGCGTCGGGATGCTCTCGATAAGTCCCTTGCCCAGCTCCACGATAAGCTTCGCCGCGGCGGCCAGCAGCTTCGGGGCGTTGTCGTTGATTGTATTGGCAATATTGGAGACGATCTCCGGCACCTTTTCAATAAGATCCGGCAGCGCCTCAATGATGCCCTCACCCAGGGCCGTGATGACCCGGATGCCCGCCTCGATGATCTGGCTCAGGTTCCCGGTGATCTGCTCCACCAAGGAGGCAATGGTTTGCACTGCCGCCGGTACCATCCCCGGTAGGCCGTCAATGATGGACTGCGCAAGCTGGAGAATAATGTCCGTACCCGTCTGGGCCAGCTCCGGCAAGATCTCCACAATGCCGCCCGCCAAACTGCCCACGATCTCCAGGGCGGCGGAGGCGATCTGGGGCAGATTGGCCTGGATGCCGGACAGAAAGGACTGGATCAGCCCGGTGGCCGTCCCAATGAACGCCGGGGCGGCTGAGGCCAGGGAGGTAAGAGCAGAGGCTGCGATGCCGCCCAGCGCCTGGATGGCCCCACCCAGCCCCCCGCTCTCAAACGCCTGGGACAGCGACTGCACCATGCCCAGTACGCTGTCCGCCGCCTCCTTGGTGGGATCCTGGATGCTCTCGTAGAACTGAGTGCCCAGGTTTTGCAGGCTGGTGCCGATCTTCTGTACCGTGACCTCGAAGGTATCGCTCATGGCCTGATAGGCGTCATCCAGGGCGGTGGTATTGGTTTCCATCTCGCCCAGGGTCTCGGTCATGAGCTGCGTACCTTGTTCGCTGGTCAGGGTCAGCACAGTATTCAGTGCCTCTACTGAGCCGAACAGCTGCGCTAACTGTTCCGTATTCCCGCCGGTTTTCTGCTGAAGCTCGGCCAGGAACCCCGCCCAGCCCTTGGTCTGCAACGCAGCTACGGAAAAGTCGATGCCCAGCTCCTTGGCCAGCTTTTCCGCTTCGCTGGTGGGCTTGATGATGTTGGACAGCGCGGCCTTCATGCCCGTCATGGCTTCGCTGGTGCCGATGCCGTTGGCGGTCAGGGAGGCCACAGAGGCCAGCAGTTCATCTACTCCTACGCCCGCAGCGTTAGCTGTGGGAGCCACAGTACCGATGCTGCCCGCCAGTTCCCCAAAGGTGGTCTTGCCCAGATTCTGGGTAACCAGGAACTTGTTGGCGAGATCCTGTGCACCGGCGGTCTCCATGCCGTAAGCGTTCAGCGCGCTGGTCAGGCCGTCCACTGCCGTCTCAGTATCAGTGAAGCCGCCCCGGGCCGCCTTGACCGCCACCGCCACCAGGTCCACAGCGTGCTCCGTATCCGCGCCGGCAGAGATGGCGGAGTACAGCGCCTCGTTCAGACCTGCCGCACCCTCGCCGCTGTCATTGGACAGCTGGAGGATTTCCTCGGACAACTGGCCCAGGGACTTCACCTGGGTATCGGCAATGGTGCCAACCTTCGCCAAGCTGGTCTCGTATTCCGAACCCACCTTGACCGCTGCCGCAGCTGCCCCCGCCAGGGCTGTGCTGATCCCGGCGATGGCGGCCACCGCCGTTTTCGCCGCGCTCGAGGCGATACTGCCGATCCCGTCAAGCTTGGATTTCAGTTTGCTGTCATCGCCGTCGATCAGGATGACAACGGAGCCGTCTGCCGCCAATGGGCCCACCTCCTCGGGCGACCATCGGCAACTCAGGCTCTACTTGGCCGGGATCTTGATCTCAAATACTTTTTTACAGCCCCGTCCTTTGCAGCGGATGAATACACCATGGCATGATGTCTCCCGGCTGTAGGTCAGAGGCATTGCATAGCCACAATAGGGGCATAGGATCTTCTGCTCAGGCGTTTCCATGCCCCACCTCCGAAAAGCGCCGCTCCACGTAGGCCCGCATCCGCGCGTCCCGCTGGGCCAGGGTTTCATGAGCATGGGAGCACTCGCGGACAGCCAGCAAACGTTTCATTTTGGCATAATGCTTTTTCTGCTCTTTGCCCATGGACGAGGTATCCGCCGTGCGGTAGTGGAGACGCTGGGCGAAGGGCGTCTCAGGCGGAAGCCCGAACATGAGCCGCCGAAACTGCCACCAATGGACGTTATCCGTGGTCAGGTCGATTTTGAATGCTTGGAGGAAAGATGCGTAAAGCGCCTCGGCGTCCTGATCGAAATCATAGGCTCTGGATTTGCCGGAATGACCGCTGTTCCCGCCCTCCTCCTTTTTGCCGCAGCGGTAAAACCACAGCATACCGTCCACCGCCGCCTCTGGGTCCGGGGGGATATCCTGGGGATAGAAGCGGCCCAGCAATCCCTCCAGCATTCCAGGCTCAAGCCCATTGGGGGAAGTGACGGCGCTCTCCAGTTCCACCATCAGCCGGAAATCCGGGTCAATGGGCCAACGCGCCCCGTCTGCCTCTACGCAGGCGGGAAGCCGGTCCGTCAGCAGGTTCATTGATTCCGCCGTCCCTGCTGACGCCGCTGGGCCCGGTTGAGGGGAACCACAGGCTCGGTCGGGGTTGTGCTCAAGTCCTTGGCGTAGTCCCTAATACAGTCGTTCACCTGGCCGGTGAACTCCCTGAACCCCTCGAAGATGGTTTTAGCGTTGACACGCTGGCCGAACAGCTCCTCGGCCTTCCCCTCGCCCAGCTGGTCATCAAAGAAATCCAGGATGGTGTTGCACACTCGCCGCAGGGTGCCGACAGCGGTCTCCCCCTCAGGCTTCACCCGGCGTTCACTGTCCACCCGGTTCACCCCTGCCAAGTACCCTTCCATCACGTCCAAGTCAAAGGGGTCAAATTCCACCTCTGTACCGTTTACCGTAAAGTGCTCCATGGTTTAGCCCTCCACTGCGGTGGCCTGATAGGTGTACTCCTCCGGAGCTGCGCCCACCTTCTTCAGTTCGATGTCAATGCCCGCGTTCTCCCCGGCGGCACCGCTGGCGTCGGAGTTGGTGATGATGGACACCGTCCCCTTCTCCCCTTTGCCGTTGAGCAGGCAGAAGTACACGTAGGGCACGATCACCGTCTGGCCCACCCCCTGCATGATGGCGGGGGAGCAGGCGTAGTCCTGGAAGGGATCGCCCACGTAGCGGTCACCGCTCACCTTGAAGCTGCGCTGGTTGCCCGTTTTCATGGTGGACTGACCCGCCCGGATGTACTGCTTGTCCACCGTCACCGGGTTATTCTGGGCGTCAAGGCCGTCGATGCCCATCTGGACCACCACATAATCGCCGGGGGTGGTGTCTTTCTGGCCGGAGATATCCACCGCAAGCACCATATCGTCGTTGGTGACAAAGCCCTCAAAGGCCGGATCTGGCGTGTGCTTTGCCATAAGCTCGGAAAGTTTCATGATCTACCGTGCTCCTTTCTGAAAATACTCCAATCGGAGTTGGATCTGATATCGCGCGGTCCCGTGCTCGTCCACCTGGAAGGGGTAACCGCTGGTGGTCACCTCGATTTTTCTCGCCCTCCTGCCCTCCCCTAAATCGGGGAACCGCCGGGCGCGCTCCTGCCGCAGCACCCAGTTGGAGAACGCCTCATAAAAGGCCAGATTGTCCATGTTCTGCCCGATGTCCTCCCCCTTGAACTCCCGGGAGGACAGCACAAACAGGAACTGCCGCAGGGAAGAACCGTCCAGATACTGCTTGACCTCCTCTTTGCAGGGTACAGAATCCACCGAATAGGTCTGAGCCTCCTTTGGCAGGAAATCGACCGCAAGCCGCCCTGTAGCCAAGGGCTTGTAGCTTCTCAGCCAACCCCGCAGGGCCTCAATGATGGTCACTTTCGTTCCCCTCCCACGAACTTCGCCAAATCGTCCACGACTTCGTCGCCCCGGTCGGCCATCATCCGCTTGTCCCACTCTTTACCGCGCATGGGGCCTCCGTGGTAGTTGATGGCCCGTCCGGTGTAGCGCTTGGGGGCGCGGCCGGCCATGACCTCGCCTTTGTGTTGATAATGGGCATACGGGCCGGGATAGCGCAGCTCCACCGCGCCGCCGCTCTCATCGATCTCCTTCTGGTCCTTCATATGCGCCCCGGAACCCGCGCTCATGGGCACATAGGGATCGCACAGCCGCGCCACGGTGGAGGCCAGGTATTTCCGAGCGGCGGTGCTGCCGCCCAATCCCCGGCTGCTGAGAATAGCGGCGGAATTGATGTTTACTTTGACGTTCATCCCTGCCCGCCTCCCGACAAGAACCAATGCCGGAGCCGCCCCCGGCGGTTATCGCCCACCACCGTGACCAGCATATACTCCCGCTGCGCAAAGTCATTTGGAGCGCGCCCAACCGTCTCCAACACACCCCGCACCAGGTAATCCCCTTCCCCGGGGATAACGCCCTCCGGCATATTCCCGGCGGGGATGCGGGCCTTGCTGATGGGCGTCGGTCTGGCCCCGTCCCCATCCGGGGCGATGGCCGCTTTGCGGTGCCAGCTGGCCCCGTGGATGGGAATGCAGGCATAGGCGTCCCCATCGTCCGCCCGGATCGGGTGGACCAGCGTCACCGTTTCAGTACAGGCAAGCACAGCAGCCGCCTCCCATCCCGCTGTACAGCAGCCCCGTGGGGGCCAGGTACAGCGCGGCCAGGTCATACAGCCGCTGGCCCGCCGTCCTGCCCGAGGACACATAGGTTTCCGTGTAGCCATCGTTACTGGCGCTGGCCACCTCCCCGCCCCGCTCCTGGGCGGCGTACTCATCCGCCAGGGCGCAGCAGGCCCGGTTTACCTTTTCCGCCGCCTGGGCGGGGAGGACTCCGTTGACCCTCCCCAGCGTCAGCGCCTCCAGATAGGCCCACGCCTTTTGAGAACACCGCCGGAAGTTCTCCTCGCTCAGCGCCCCGCCAAGCGTTTGGTACAGAGCGTAGTCCGGCATGGCCGTTTACTGCTCCGTCAGAGTGACGGCCTTCTCCACCGCGGCGCCGGAAACAGTCACGCTCTCCATGACGGTCGTGTGGCCCTTCGCGCCCACCTTCACCTGGTAGACGCCGTCCTCCAGGGTGAACACGGCCTTGCCCGTATCATCCGTCAACTTGCGCACGCCGTTGATCTCCACCTTTGCCCCCTTGACGCTCTCCCCGCTGCCGTTGGTGACAGTAAAGGTCACGTTCTGGGCGGCCAGCGGGGCGGCGGGCTCCAGATAGGCGAAGGCGCACAGCGTCCGATTCAGGTCGATGCGGGTGGCGGGGTTGGGCAGCGCCCAGCCCATGCGGAACACCACCCGGAGGGCGATCATATCCTGCTGGGCCAGGTTATACATGATCTGCTTGGTGTCGGGGTCCTGGATGACGCCCTGGTCCAGGATCTTAACCGTCACATCCTGGCGGATGGCATACACCGCCTGGGAGAAGTCGCCCACGATGAGCTGGGCACGGCGCTGGTCAAAGCTTCCATTCTGGGGGAAGTACATGGGCGCGCCGTCCAGGGCGTACTGGGTGGAGCCCTGCATATCGCTTTTGAAGATGGGCCGCCCGTCATTGTCCTTAATACCCCTCAGCTTGGCCCGCATGGACAGGGAGGCGATGGCCCCGGTGACCATCCGCCCGGATTCCTCCACCTTGCCGATCACGCCGCCCTCGCCCAGGAGGAGGTCGAAATAGTCCGGGGAAGCGCCGGGGGCCACATTGTTGCCCGCCTGCCGGGCCGTGGTCAGGATATCCGCCCGCCAGGACGCGGGCTTGTTCACGCCGAAGATGACGGCGCTGTCCACCCGCTCCCCAATGGCCTCCATGACCCTGGGCTGGATCTCCCCCATGATGTCGAAGCTGGCGTCATCCACCACCGCCTCGGGGATGGGCACGATGACAGCCAGCTCCTCCGCGGTCAGGAACACATTGTCCCAAGCCTGCTGGGTGGTGCCCTTGAAGCCGGTGTCGCCGTTGACCCAGTAGGCCATAGGCAGCATATCCAGCACGGGCATACGGGTCTGTCTGCTGGTCATGTTGGGCAGCTTCCGGGCCAGCTGCATGAAAATGGACTGCTTGGGCGCGTCCTGCTGGATGGTGTGGATGAGCTGCTCCTGGATTAGGGCCTCCGCGTCCGCGCGGGAAGTGATGCTGACAGGCATGGTTTAACCTTCCTTTCCGAATAGGGAACGCAGGGCCGCGTTCGCCATTTCCTTGGTGTCGGGGGCGCCCTCCCCGCCGTACTGGTGGGTCATGCTGGTGCGTTTGGGCTGGACCGTCTCAAATAGAAAAGCGGTGTCCTCCCCCTTCTTCAGCGCCTCCAGCTGTTTGTCCAGGCCGATGATCTCGCCGCCAGCCATGGACAGCTTTGCCCTGTCCAGGAAGGGCAACAGGGCTTTGGCATTTTTGGGCTTCGCCGCCGCCAGCGCCCGCTCCAGGGCGAAATCAAATTGCTGGGCCTCCAGCTCCTTCCTGGCGGTTTCCGACTTTTCCTTCCAAGTGGGGTCATAGCCCTCCAGTTTTTTGTTCGCCTCCCCCAGCTGGGCGGTCAGGGTGGTGAGCTGGCCCTGGACGTTGTCCAGGTCGGCCTTGGGGACATAGGCCCCGCCGGCGGCGTCTACCGCCTGGATGCCCTTGTCTTTGGCAGCCTGGGCCAGCTGGTCATAGGTCAGCGAGCCGCCGTTGAATAGCTCTTTCAGAAATTCCATTGCGTTTCCTTTCTCCCGTTTTTCCGGGTATTGTAAAATAAAAGAGGCCAATTACCGGGAAACTCCCGATAACTGACCCCAATGGTCCTCCGTAACGCCAATCCGCTACGTGCTGTATCTGATTGTCTTTTTGACTTCCAAGACAATGACGCCGCCGTCCCTCTTGCGCACCTGCGCATCGTTGCCCCGCAGGATGATGGCCTCAATGGCTTGGATAGCTTGCTCTGTCATTAACGTCATCAAAGTACACCAATGCTTGCGACCTCGTTGGTGAACAGTTCAACACAATTCACAACGATGCTTTCTGGGTTGGGGTCGTTATCTGCCGCCGAAGTATATGCGAACAGCTCACCGACAAATGTCTCCCCATCCGTCATTTCCACACGGACGGTCTTTCCAGAATTTTCAGAATAAAATTCACTGTAGTTCATGCTTATTCTTCCTTTCCAGGCACTATATGCGTCCCTTTTTTGCTGTAATGGATTGCAAATCGTCTGGTTTCCTGCTCTTTGCCAGTAACGGGGTCAATCACTACACCAATAGCTTCATCGCATAATATGAACTCTTTGTTTGCCCATTCGCCAGCCCTGGAAAGTACCGCTCTGCCGGTTCCGTGGTACTGATCGACCAACCTCTGCGCATCTTCAATGGTCCCGTAAATGTAACTTCGCCCGGGGAGATATCCTTTCGAGGATTTGACATGTTTATTCTGCCGCCCCTTGTGAATGGTTTTCGGCATTTCATCTGACTGGATCAGAGCACGAATCTCATCTTGCTTTTTATTATACTCCGAAACACGTCTCTTATCAACAGCTTTTATCGCCGCACTGGCCTTCGCCGCCTCTTTCCGCCCGAACCCCGCGATCTGCGACCGATCTCCCTGCCGTTTGAGCCCGGTCTGCTTGCAGAAATCCTTTTCCTTCTCCCGCCAAGCGGACAGCTTCGCCGCCGCCTCGCCGATGGGCTGGCCCGCCGCTTCCATGGCGCTATATTCCCGCTTCCATCGCCTGATCTGGCGCTCGATGTACCGCTGCTGCTGGTTGGCCTCGTACTCGGTCATTTCCTTCCCGTTGTAGGTCACAGTTTTGGAGGAATACTGTTTCAGCATCGCCGGGGAATAGGCCCGGGGCGCGCCCTCAATGTACGGGCCAAAGCTGTGGCTGCAATTCCAGCCGCACAGGCCCGGGCCGGTGCCGTACCCGGTGGCCTCCTCGAAATTCTCATATTTCGCGGTCCGGCCATGACGACAGAAGATCTTGCCCTGCCACTTCTGGTGGGTGGGGCGGGCGCCGAAGTGGGCGGACACCTCCACCAGCTCCACCCCCAGCTCGTCCATCAGCTCAAGCTGGGCTTTTGCCGCCGTCTGGTTGCACCCCGTCACCACTGCGCGGCGAGTGGCCACCTCCAGCGTGTCCCTGTGCCCGGAGGGGTAGGTGATGCTTCCCACTCCCTGACGGGCCAGGTCTTTGATGGCGTTTCGGATGGCGGTGTTATAGTCGAAACCGCCGGACGTGATCTGGAGCCAGGCCCGGTCCAGCGCATCCTCAAACTGCTTGGTGGCGGTATTGGCCGTGGTGCGGGTGAGGTTTTCAAACAGCCCACCTGTCTGGGCCAGCCCGGAGCGCAGCACCGCTTTTACACCCTCCATAGCAAGCGCGTTCACCTCACCCATCCCCGCCGCGGCGTAAATTTTGGCATCCTCCGTCACGGCCTTTTCCACGGCCTCCTCCATAAGCCGCCGAAGCTCCTCCCGGCTGCGCCCGGTCAGCGCGGACAGCCGCTCCTCGATCTCGCCCTCCAGCATCCCCATGCCCCGGAGCCGCTGGTGTTGGTGCTGGACGGCGGGGATGTAGTAATCGTACCTGGCGATGCGCTCCGCCATGTTGACTAGGATGTCCTCCTCCGCAGCGGCGTACAGTTGTACCAATCTGTCCGGGAGGCCCGCCAGATATTCCGGCGTCAGCATCACTCAAGCCCCAGTGGATCCCGGTCAGGGCTGGGAGGGCACATTTCCTTGGCTTTCGCATCATCCTCGCCGTACCACTTCACCCGGAACTCCCATTTCTGCATAATCCCGTCCCGCACCTCCTGGAGATCCCGCTGGCGGGTGCTGTCCGCGTCCTCGATGATGGAGTCGTCAAAATTGACCACGGTCTCAAAGCTGGCCGTCACCCCCAGCAGGGAGGCGATGGCTTCCACCAGCCCCACCAACGCCCGTTCCAGAAGAAGCTCGTGCTTTTTCAGGCTCTGGAACAGGTCGGATTTGTCACTGATGACCTCCTTGGCCGTCTTGACCTGCCCGTGGTCGAAGCTGTAGCGGTCGTCGCCCATGCCGCACTTGTATGACAGCAGGGCCAGCCCGGATTTGATGGCCGCCTCGTGGGCCTCATGGCGCAGCTCCATGTTGTGCTCCACGATCTTGTTATCGCCGCCCTCTATGGTGGGGACGGCATAGAACTCGGTGTCGTTGTCATCAAACACCGGCGTCACGCTGCCCGTCTCCTCCATGACCATCCGGGCCATGTTAATGGGCACGGTGATCCGCTTCTTACCCAGCCGGAACTCGTTTTGATAGCTGTCGTACACCAGATCAACGCCCTCTAGCTGGTCGATTGCGTTGGCATAGACGGAGATACCCATGGGGCTGTCCAGATCCACGTTGTTGACGATGTTGGGCCGCAGGATCTGGAACAGAGGCACAGAGGAATGGGTGTGCACTTCGGCTTCCGTATTTGGCGGCAGCTCGATCTCGGTGAGCATATCCCCCTGCCGCTTGAACAGGTGGTTCTCGATGATGTACTGCCCCAGTTCATCCCGGCGGTGGAGGGTGAGGGTGATCCGCTTTTCCTTCCCCTCCACCCGTTCGCTGCCGAAGGCGCACTCTGTAATCTCTCCGTTCTCCCAGGCCAGGGGGTAAATCAGACCCGCCCGGATGTAGTCGATCTTGACGCTGTCCCCGTCCCTGTACTCCACAAAGGCCCCCGTGCCCAGAGCAAAGGACAGCTCCAGCAATTGGTTAGCCCGGACACGGAAATTGTTGGCGTCCAGCACCTCATGGACCCGCTTATTGACAGTGGCCTTGTCAATGACGATGTCCACCTTCTCGTTCAGCGCCAGGTTTGCCCAGTCCTCCGGGATGGTCTTAGCCATGCCCAGGGTCTTCCGGGTGCGGCGGATTTTGCGCTTGCCGTTGTACTGCCGGTAGCAGTGGAAGGCTGGCACCCATCCCATATACCACTTCCGCCACAGCTCGACCATGCTGTACCACTTATCGTCCAGTTGGGGGTATCCCCGGCCCTTGAGATATTGGGTGATGGCTTTCACGCGCCCGCCCCCTTCAAACTAAGATACAGGATATCGCTCTGGACGGGCTCGGTGGCGTACTCCATACTGTCCAGGCTGTCGATATTGGTGGAGCCGTCATCCAGACGAATGTCCTCCAAAGGCTTTTTCGCGTCGTAGACCGCCTCTTTCATGGCCTGGATGGTGTGGATGCACCGGGCGCAGATCTGGAACCGGCCCTGGGCGATCAGGCTGTTGTAGAACGCGATCCGGTCATGGATCGGCCCTTTGACGGCATTACACACATCGATGGCCAGCCCCGCCTTAGCTGCGGCGATGGTCAGACCCTGGATCATGGTCTGCTCCGCGCTGTCGCACCGGGCCTCGTACACACGGTAACGCTGCTTTGCCCGCCGAGTGAAGTCCACAAAAGCCTCCTCCACCTGCCTGGGGGACAGCACCCCGTCCTTTTTGTTGCTGTGATAATACTCGTCCAGCACCACCACCCGTCCCATCCCCGGCGTGAAGCCGGTGAGGGTAAAAGCATGGGCGGAGCCGGATCCTCCAAAATCCACGCCAATGACGGCGTACTGGATAGGCGGCGGCGCGTCGATGATATAGGATTCCGGCCCGTTGGCAAACTGGGGGTAGACCAAGCCGTCGGTCAGTGCCCACTCACCCAGGATAAACCGGCGGTAGAACACCCCGGAGAACATCCGGAGGTACCGCTCCCGCGTCTTGGGCGACAGGGACAGGTTATCGTCCATGAGAAAATGTAGGTGATAAATCCGCTTCTCCGCCGCCCTGTCAATGAGCTCCGTTTTGACGTAGTGGGCGGGGCTCTCCGGGTTGCAGTTGAACCACAGTTTCGCCCCATCCACGCTGCACCGACCGATCATCTGCTCAATGAAATTCTGGGGAAACAGTGCCACCTCGTCCGCCAACGCGCCGGCGGCAGTCAAGCCTTGGAGTCGGTCCTGGCTGCGCTCGTTGTGGGCATCATAGAGATAGTAAACATTGTCCCCCACCTCCAGCCGCGCCTCATCGCCGCTGCTGACGTAGGTATAGGTCCGCCCCCAGCCTTGCAGGATCTGGAGGGCTGGGCTGATGACGTTCTTTTTCAACGCCCCGATGGTCTTTCCCGCCAGGATGAAGGTCTCCCCTTCAAAGGTGCTCAATGACCACAGAAAGAAACCGCATATCATCGCGACCGTTTTGCCTGAGCGGATGGCGCCATCCGCAATGACCATATCCAGATCACGGTAGGGACTGCCTTCTTCCCACCAGTACATGAGCTTACGCTGTTTTGGGGAAAAGGGCTTGAAGGCAAACCCCTTATTTGTCCTCCTCGGCATACAGGGCCTCCACCTTCTCTTTGGTAGGCCGAACAGCTTTCAGGAAGCTATCAAGCGCCGCCATATCACTGGCGGAAACGCTGCGCTCGAACGCCCCGACATGCTTGCCCAGCAGTTCCAGCGCCTTGAGCTTATCGGCCATCTTGTATTTCTTCACATATCCGATGTAGTCGCCATCACTGTCCGCCACGTCCTGCACATCCAACCCCACCAGGGCGGCGGCGGTATCCTCATCCAGCTGCGATATGTCCAAGGGCTTGCCGTTCTCGTCGAACATCTTCCGTACATCGAAAAAGGCCAGTTTGGCGCATTCTTGGATTACCATATCCTGGGTAATCTTGGTGCGCTTTTGCCGTTCTGCCTGGGCATCTTGAATCGCTTGCGAAACACAAGTTTTCCCAAGCAGTTCAGGCCCAATTCTGTCAGCGGTTTTGGCGCTATAGCCCGCCCTTTTCGCGGCAGCGGTAGCATTCAGATCCACCAGATACTCCTGCACGAACCGCTCCTGCTTTGGTGTTAATTTCATACCACCTCCTCCTTCGATAAAATAAAACGTCCCTCCCTTGCGGGGGGTGCGTTTGGCCTATTGAATTTTTGCACAGTGCCATATTACCACATCTGAGGCGGACAAAACGGACAACTTGGTTTTAATTGCGTTCCAGATGGCGCTTCACTGCCTTGCGGCACCCATCCCCCGTATTCCCCCCACCGATGCAAGCGGCCACCTGTTCCCACGGCAGTCCATTCACAAATCGATAGGTGAATATCTGCCGCAGGAGGCTGTCATCTATGCCGGATATGTACCGCTCCAGGCGGCTTCGCTCATAAAGGCATTGTTTGTGCTTAGCCTCAATGATGCCCCGCAGGTCAGCGATCTCCGCCGCACAGTCCACCACGCCAGTGCCGTGGGACATCCCGGTGATGACCTGGGCCCCAGGCAAAGCCTTAGCTTCCAACTCCCAGATGCGGCGCTTGTCCATCTCGATTTCCCGGTTGAGATAGTAAAGCTGGGACAGTTCTTTCAGTGTCATTTGCCTCGCTCCTATTCGTTTGAATCCATCACCCCTCGTCTGCCGGGGCGCTGTTTGTCCCGCGCGGTCTCTCGCACCGCTCGAACTCGATGACCCACACCCACGGATTTCCAATCACATGCCATGGTTTCCCTCTATATGTACGGGTCTCGCGGATATCCTCCCATGGATAGCTCTCGTAATGGGTGATAACTCCGCACTCGTCCTTAATGGGCCGAGGCTTTGCATAGCAGTCATTCCATACCCGGTGGAAATCCTCACGACCTGTGCATCCCTCTTTCCGGGCGTCCTCATCCGTGATATCTTGCACATGCTTTGCAGTCACCCCCGTCACCCGCAGGAACAGCCGCGCGGCCTCCTTCGGCATGTGGATGGAGGGGTGCCATTTCGGTTCTTCGCCGTATCCAGCCGCCTTTGCGCTACCACCATCTGCCTTGTAGATATAGTGGTCGCACCAATCACCATTCCATGTCTCCCGCACATACAGGATGTCGCCGGGGCGGTAGGGAGGCGCAAAGACGCGTGCGCTTTCCATCGTCCCAAAATACCCAGGCCAGCAGCTACCCTGCGGCATCGGGTATGGCTTACCTTCCGGCTGTGGTTTCACCACCCTCCGCGTCACGCTCTTGTGCCCGTCCAGCAGGGAGTGAACCATATCGGTGTTAAACAGGATCGGTTTTATCTTCATGGTGATCACCTCGCTAAAATATGTTCCATATGGATTAAGCGAACAATGACATCTGCGCGGCATGGGCGGCAAACCGCTCCTCCTGCGCTTTGAAATAGTCTGGGTCAATCTCAAATCCAACGAAATCCAGGCCCGCGTCGTAGGCTGCTATACGGCTGGAACCACTACCCAGATGGGTGTGCACTTGTCCGGCATTTCTCGCAAGGCCTCCATACAATCCATGTTATAGGCCACATTCACCCCTGCAGCGCCTTCTCCATTGTTATCTGGTTAAACTGTTCCACCGTGGCGTTGATCCGGTCCGTTGCCATTTTCCAATATTCCGGGTTAATCTCCACGCCCACAAAGTTCCGCCGCAGGCGCTTGGCCACCACGCCGGTGGTCCCGCTCCCCGTGAACGGGTCCAGGACGGTCCCGCCCTCCGGGCACCCTGCTAATATACACGGCTCCACCAGGCGCTCCGGGAACACAGCGAAGTGGGCACCCTTAAAGCCTCCGGTGCTGATTGCCCAAACGTCCCGCTTGTTTCTGCGTAATGTTGGAACATATACCTTTCCGCTATTGGTCCGGCTCTCCTCCGATCCATCCGGCCCATATTTTTCTCCGCCGAAACGCGGCAGGGCTGCTTTCATTTTCCCATTGGTTTTTCCCGGCTGGCGGTCCGATCCTTTTTGTGCCTCTATGTTCTGCAAATACCGCTTTGTACTGCTCCCTGCTATCGGCTCACTGATTGCCGCCGCGTCAAAATAGTAGTGTGGCGATTTTGACAGTAGGAAAATATATTCATGGCTTTTTGTACAGCGGTCCCGGACACTCTCCGGCATGGCGTTTGGCTTTTGCCAGATAATATCCTGCCGCAAATACCACCCATCGGCCCGCAGCGCAAAGGCCAGCATCCAAGGTATTCCAATCAGGTCTTTCCGCTTGTACCCTTCCGGCACCCGCTTTTTCGTGTGCCCTTGACTGTTCCGCGTGTTTGTGGGCGGTTGCGGGCCGGAACTTGTGGCGTAGCTGTCCCCGATATTGATCCACAATGTCCCATCCGGGCGCAACACGCGCCGGACTCCCCGGAATACCTGCACAAGGTTTTCTATGTACCTTTCCGGCGTTTCCTCCATGCCTATTTGCCCCGGCGTTCCATAGTCCCGCAGATTGTAGTACGGCGGCGAGGTGACGCAGCAGTGGAAAATTTCCGAATCCATTTCGTGCAACCGTTCCAGCGCATCGCCCAACAATACCGTTTTTACGCTCACCACGCCTTCCTCTCCCCTCGTTTTCTCCGATTTCGCTCCGCCCTGGCACTTTTCCCATAAAGTGGGCAGACTTTGGTCCCGGGGCGGCAATCGTCTGGAATGGGGCACTTTTCGCATATTGCCATGATTTCGGGTGGGTCATGGGTATACACCGGATCAGCCTGCTTTTCTGGCTCCGGCGCACACCCCGGCTTTGTTGGGGCATATTTCAGCCAGTTTGGGTTAATGCCTGCGTTCAACGCGTAGTTGATCATTGGCGTACCTCCATCCCATACAGCGCCCGGTAAATTGCGTCCGCATTCTTCAATGTCCGTTCTTTGGCATATGCGCTCGCTGCCAGCTCCACATCCTTCAGCTGCTTCACGCTACGTTCCACGGCCCGCTCTCGAATTGCAAACTTTCGCTCCCACAAGTCCCGCTGATATCTCAGTTTTGCTTTCTCTCGCGATCCCGTTTCACGGTCAATCATCCCACGTCGCTTCTGGGTATACAGGCTGCGCAGGCACAAGAAGGTGAGTTGATCCACCATATCCAGACCGTCCGGCATTTCCTCACCCAGCATGGCAGATCGTTCATAGGGGTAAGTAAACTCAGCCATCTGAATCACTATCCAATGACAAATACCACTCCAGCACCCGAACGGCGGACAGCCATCCATGACAGACCTCAACGAAATTGCCCTGTGCTGTCAGATGCTCGATCCACCAGTTCTGTGCGTCCGATGTGCGGCCGTTTTCAGTTTTCATCTCGATGTACAGAGAGTGATACCGGCCTTTGGCGATGGGGAGGTGCAGGTCCGGCACGCCCGGTTTTACCCCTTGAGCTTTTAAGTGCCGTCCCTCAACTGCATCTCGCCTGCCGCCGTTGGGGATGTGGTAGAGCAAGGCCAGCTCCGGCCACTTGGAGCGGATCTCCGGCTGGCGGGACCACTTCATGACCGCCGCCTGGTGCTGGGCTTCACTGATCTTTGCCATTCTCGATTACCTCCACGAATGAAGTCGCTGTTTTCTCTCCGGGCTTCTTTTCCCGGCCCTGTCGGACCGTGTAGCCATTCCGGGCCAAGATCACGATGACAGCGTCCCGGTCCTCCGGCTTCGATATTTCCAGCTTCACGCGCTCCGCCGCCCTTTCTTCTTGGGAGCATTGAACAGCCGGTTTAGGATCTGGCTGGCGTCGCCCTTGCTCAGTCCAGTGGTATCGAAGCCCTTACACCGCCTCTGGATGATGGAGATCTGTTTATCCGTAGCCGGGGCTCTTCCCCACCGTCTGACCGATTCCAGGTCCCACAGCTGGCGGCAGTCCGCATAGTCATTCAGAAGTTCCAGGTATACCCGGTCAATGGCTTCCTGCATTCCCACCCAACTCCCGTCCGTCATGGGTATCAGTCCGAGGGAGTTCGGGCAGGGGATTGTCAGGCTCTTGCTTTCCGCCACGGACACTACCATTTCCCCGTCCGGCATCTTGAAGAAGTTGATGTTGTGGGTGTTGTATTTCTGCTCCTGGGCCCACAAGTCAACGATCTGCACGTTCTTGATCCAGCTCTCCGGGCAGTCGCCGGCGGCTGCAATCTTCAAGGGCAGGTCGAACAGGTCGCCTTGTATCTCCTTGACCTTCCGCTCTGGGATATTGCTCAGGTCCAGCCCCAGCAGACTGGGCGCCGTGCAGAGGGAGGCTTTCCCGGTGACACCCACGCAGTCGATCAGCACCAGGCGGTCCTTGCCGGGGTACATCCGCAGGCCGCGGCCTACCATCTGGGCATACAGGCTCTCCGACTGCGTAGGGCGGGCCACGATGACCGTCTCCACTCTGGGGATGTCCGTGCCTTCGGTGAACACCATGCAGTTGACGATGCAGGGGATCTTTCCGGCGGTAAAGGCTTCGATGATGGTGGCCCGGTCCTTGGTCTCGCCGGTCACCACCACGGCCCCCTTGATACGTCCGGCAATCTCCTCCGCCTGGTGGACGCTGACTGCGAAAATCAGTGTGGCTCCGACAGCGTGTTCCCGGTAGGTCTGAGCGATGGCGTCCGCCGTGCCCTCCATGGCCTCGTCCAGTTCTCCCGGAGCGTAGTCACCGTTCCGGGTGTGGACGGCCCGCAGGTCATAGCCGATATCCACGCGCTTGCACAGGATGTCGCACAGGTATTTGTTCTTTATCCCCCAGCGAAGGTCGCGCTGGAAGATGATCTTCTGGAACACATCGCTGAGTCGCACCTTGTCGCCGCGGTTGGGTGTGGCGGTAAAGCCGATCAGCTTCTTCGGTTGGAAGTATTCAAAAATCTTCCGGTAGGTATTGGCGGCGGCGTGGTGGGCCTCGTCGCATATGATCAGGCCAAAGTCCTGGGGATCAAACCGCTCCAGCCGGCGCACCAGGCTCTGTACCGATGCGCTGACCACCTCCTCGCCGTCCGCGTGGTTCCCAGCCCGCTCCACGCCATAGGTGCAGTCAAAGTATTTCCGGGGCTGCTCCACCAGCTCCT